CGATGAAAGACATCCTGGACAAAGAATGGCTGAGCGAGGCCGACCTCGTGCAATTGCGCCTGAAGGGGCTGCCGCGCACACAACGAGGCATCAACAAGCTGATCCAGCGCGAGAAATGGCGCGACAGGCCCCTGGCTTACCGGGCGGGGCGCCTGGGCTGGGTGTACCACGAACAGCTGTTGCCACCGGAGGCGCAGGATGACCTTTATGAACGCAGGAATATAGAGATGGCGAAACACGCCCGCCCTGTCTCGAACGTTTCATGGGAGACGACGGGTGATCCGAAGCTGGACAAGCATTTCAAGCTGAAGGCAATGCGCACGAAGGTTCTGTCCGCCGCCAATTCATATTGCCTCGACAAAAGGATAAGCAGAGACAGGGCCTATAAAGAGTTTGCGGCGCTCTACAATGAGCGGGTGTTATCCTTTCCCGATGATGTTTACGACGTGGTCAAACACGTTTCCCGCGCCACGCTGTGGTCGTGGAGAAAGCAGCTCCTGAAAGACCCGATGCGGGCGCTGGGCGGATGGGGCCGGAAGAAAAGGCTCCCGGATCTGGCGCTGGCCAATGGCGGCGAGGTGGCGGTTTTCATCGGCGGGCTGATCATGGCCCAGCCCGGGCTGTCCATTCCGGTGATCCGCGATCTGACGCGGGCCAAGTTCGGCGCGGAGGTGGAGGTGAACGGGCGGCGGCAGGCGCTGCCCTCGCTGCGCTCATTCCAGAGGTTCGTCAAGTGGTGGACCGCCAAGAACGCGGCGGCGATCGCGAAAGAAACCGACCCAGATCGCTACAAGAACAAATACCGCCACGCGGGCGGCGACCGCGACCGCTGGGTGACGGCGGTGAACGAACTGTGGGAGATCGACGCCACGGTGATGGACGTGATGGCCTCGGACGGGCGCAGGCCAAATGTCTATGTGGCCCTGGACGTGTTCTCGCGGCGCATCATCACGCATGTGTCGAGGACCCCGAGCACCCAGGCGATGCTGGAGCTGCTGAAAAAGTGCATCATGCGATGGGGGGTGCCGGACACCATCCGCACGGACAATGGCTCCGATTTCATCTCGGAGGAGGCGCGCCGGGCGCTGGACGCGCTGCGGATCAAACATGACATCTGCACGCCGTTCTCACCATGGCGCAAGGGCAAGGTGGAGCGGGCCATCGGAACGATCATGCACAAGTGGGCTCCGCTGATGCCCGGATACGTGGGGCACGACGTGGCAGAGAGGTCGAAGATCGAGGCGCGCAAGGCCTTTTCGGAGCGGCTGGGCGAAAAACCGGCGAAGCTGCTGCGCGCGGCCATGAGCATGGAGGAAATCGCCGAGGCGCTGGATGCATGGGTGCTCAATTCCTATGAGCGCACGGTGCATGGCTCCCTGAACATGACGCCGATGGAGAAGGCGGCGTCATGCACCCGGCCCGTCAAGCGGATCGAGAGCCTCAAGGCGCTGGAAATGCTGTTTGCGCCCACCGCGCCGGGCGGCGGCACGCGGGTGGTGACCCGCGAGGGCGTGCACATTGGCGGGCGGCTCTACTACACCAGCAAGGTGCTGGCCGGCACGCGCGTGCTGGCGCGGCGCAACCCGGATGATCTTGGCGTGGTGTGGCTGTTTGATCCGGACACCCAGGAATTCCTTGCGGAGGCCATCTGTCCGGAGGCGGCGGGGATCGACCCGGAAGCGGCGCACGCGATGGTGCGCAAGACGACCGAGGAGATGGTGAAGGACGCGGCCAGCGCCGCGAAGCGCAAGGCGCGCGAGATCACCCGCAATCCGCGCTATCTCATCGACGCCGCCAACGAACAGGCGGCGCGCGAAGCGGCTTCCGTGGTGGCGTTTCCCAAGCGCGGCGAGACGCATGAGCCGCAGGCGGTGCGCGCCGCCGCCGAAGCCACGGGAGAGCGCCCGGCGGAGGAGCCGCCCGGCCAGATCGATCCGGAGATTTACGAGCGCCAGTCGCGGCGGCTGATGGCCGAATGGGAGGCCGCCCAGGGCAAGATCACGCAGCTGCATCCGGCGAATGAAAGCCGGGGCGATGAAGACGTGCTGCGCTACAAGCGCGCCAAGCGGCTGGAGCTACGCCTGGCCGATGGCGGCCAGATCAGCGAGGCGGACGCGCAATGGCTGCGCGGATATCAGCGCACATCGGAATACCGGGCCGCGCAGCGGCTGGAGAAGCAGTTTCCGCAGCTCTACGAGCTGACGGGCAGTGAGTAGCAGCGTCAAGCGTCAGGAGAAAACCATGAGGGATAGAAGAATGACGGAAAAACTGAGTGTCGCGCCACTGACCAACGTGCGCGCCTTTTCCTCGATGCTCGATCAGCTGACCGGGCGCAATCCGGCGCTGCCGGGGATCGGGGTGTTTCACGGCCCCAGCGGCTACGGCAAGACGGTGGCGGCCACGCAGGCGATCAACGCCTTTTCGGCCATATGCGTGGAAGTCGGCTATTCATGGACGGCGCGGGTGCTGGTGGACCGCATCCTGCATGAACTTGAGCTGGCGCGCACGCCCACCGTGGCCGAGGGCGTGCAGGCCATCATTCAGGCGCTTGGCGAGGAGCCGCGCCCGCTGATCATCGACGAGGCCGACCACCTGCTGAAAAAGCGCTCCATCGAGCTGATCCGCGAAATCCACGATCAGACCGGAGCGCCGGTGGCCCTGATCGGCGAGGAGATGATGCCCGCCAAGCTGGCCCGCTGGGAGCGGGTACACAACAGGGTGCTGGTCTGGCAGCCCGCCGCGCGCGCCACCATGGATGATGTCAAACTGCTGGCCGCCATCTATTGCGACGGGGTGGCGGTGGACGAGGCCCTGCTGGAGCGGATGCTCAAGGAATGCTCCGGCCAGGTGCGGCGCATCTGCGTCAATCTGGCGAATATGCGCGAGGCCGCCATGCGCAAGGGCGAGCATGAAATCACCCTGCGCGGCTGGGGCGAAAAGACATTCTGGACAGGCGGAGCGGCGCGCCCCGCGAGGAGGGCGGCATGAACGGCGTTCTGAAAAGCCCGCTCAACACCCGCCAGCACATATGGGCGGTGATGCGGCAGTTCTCGGCGGACGGGCGGCCTTTCACGCTCAAGGACATCCAGCAAAGGTGCAATTCCGCACACATGCGCTCCGTGCGGGCCTACGCCGCCGCCCTTATCAAGGGCGGATATCTGGAAGTCCTGGAGGCAGAGACAACGCCATCCGGCGCGAAGTTGCACCGGGTGATCAGGGATTGCGTCCGCGCTCCCAGACTGCGCCGCGACGGCTCCCCAGCCACGCAGCGGCGCGGCCAGCAGCAGCTGTGGAACGCCATGCGGCGGCTGCGCAGCTTCGACTGGCGGGAGCTGGCCGCCGTGGCCAGCACGGAGGCCTGCCAGGTCACACCCGCCGCCGCCCGGCTTTACATCAGCCGGTTGCACAGGGCCGGTTATCTGGCTCCGGTCCATCAGCCCGGCCCTGGCCGGCGCGGGCGCTGGCGGCTGAAAATCAACTCCGGCCCGCGCGCGCCGCAGATCGTGCGCTGCGTGCGCGATCCGAACACCGGGGAAATTCACATGGGAGAGATGGGAGAGGCGGCATGAACACGCAAGTCACAACCGCGCTGGAAAAGGCCCGCCGCCACTGGGGCGCGGAGATGCCCGAATGGATAGCCGAACTGGCGGGAGCCTGCGACGCGGCCAGCCAGAACAAGGTGGCGCGAAAGCTGGGATGCTCGGCCTCGGTGGTGTCGCAAGTGCTGTCGCGCTCCTATCGCGGCTCGCTGGAAACCGTCGAGCAGCGGGTGCGCGGGGCGCTCATGGCCGAGACCCTGATCTGCCCGGTGATGGGCGAGATCAGGCGCAGTTTGTGCGTGGACAATCAGCGCTTCGCGCGCGGCAAGTTTCAGGCGTCCAGCTCCATGCGGGCGCGGCTTTACAGGGCCTGTCGGGGCTCCTGCGGACATTCGAGAATTGGAGGAACATCATGAAGACGAGTGAACTGCTCAAGGACATGGCCGACTATTTCGCGCTCATGGAAAACGAAAGCGGCCAGATCATCATCCAGGGCGATGCCCTGCGCCATGTCGCCGAAACCCTGCGCATGTGCCAGCAGGCGGTGGAGCGCATGGAAGGCTCGGAGGCGCAAAGGATGGCGGCCATGGCCGAAAAGCTGCGTCGCGCCAGGCGGGCCGGAGAGCGCCGGGCCGATCCGCGCGGCGCGGGCGGCTGGCGTCTGGGGCAGCCGGGGCGTCCGGGCGGCAATTCCGATGGAGACGTGGCATGACCGTCTCGATGCATGACATCCTCTGCGCCGTCAGCGCGGTTTCCGGCGTCAGCGTGCAAGACATCCTGTCCCACCGCCGCAGGCAGGAGATCAACCTCCCCCGCATGGCCTGTTACTGGCTGGCGCGCAAGCATACGGCGCTGAGCTATCCGCAAATCGGGCGGCATCTGGGAGACCGCAGTCACTCCACTCTGATCAATGGCATCCAGCACGTGGAGCGCTGGCTGGCGCAGGGCGGCCCCGAGGCCGAGTTTCTCCTGTGTTGCGAGCGGCTGCTCAAATCCCGCGAAACGCGCGGCTGGGCGGACTATCTCGCCCGCGCCCGCCGCGCCCGCAGACCGGCGGACTGGCCGCGCCTGGAGCGTGACTGGCCCGCCCGTCCGCCCCGTCCCCGCCCGGAACCGCGCCTGCGCCGCGCCGTGATCCGCCCGGAACCACGTCCGCCGCGCGCCGTGATCCCCCCTTTCCGCCCGCGCGCACATGTTCCGCCGGGCATGACGCTGACCGGCGTGCTGCTCGGCGATCCGCCGCCCGGACGCTCCGCCCTGGACCGCATGAAACAGGAGAAAACAGCATGAAAAAGACCACGAAAACCAGACTGAAAACCGCCGCGAACACCGCGCCGGTGCCGGAAAACATCGACGAGGCCGCCGATTTCGTCGCCCTGATCGGAGACGAGACCCGCAGCCTGGAGCGCATCCAGATCGACATGAAGGAGGAAATGGCGGCGGTGAAGAAGAAATACGAGGAACTGGCCGCGCCCCACATCGAGGAGCGCGCCGCCCTCACCGAGGGGCTGCGCATCTGGGCCAGCGCCAACCGCAAGCAGCTGACGCGCGGCGGCAAGGTGAAATACGTCCGCCTGCCCACCGGCAAGATCAAGTGGCGCACGCGCCCGCCCTCGGTGACCATCCGTGGCGCGGAAGCCGTGCTGAAGCGCCTGAAGGAGGCCGGATTGACCGCCTTCATCCGCGTCAAGGAGACCATCAACCGCGCCGCCATCAGCGATAACCCGGAAGCGGTGGCCCACATCCCCGGCATCAAGGTCGGCAGCGCCGGGGAGGATTTCGTCATCGAGCCGTTCTTCGAGGGCGAGCTGAGCGGACAGGAGGATACGTGATGAAACGGCCTGACAAACTGAAAGACATGAAACTGTCTAAAAAACTGAAAGCCATGAAACTGTCTGAAAAACTGGAATACATGAACAGGCAGCACGTGGCCATAGCAAAAACAGCATACCTCCCAGACACCATTCTGCTTGAAGTCGGCATCTTTCTCGCTGTTGCACAGGTTTTAAGGAGCGTAGCGGATATCGCTCGAGAGCTGGAGGCGCGCATGGACGAACTGAGCGAAGCGGATATCGCTCGAGAGTTGGAGGCGCGCATGGACGAACTGAGCGAACAGGAGGACGCCTGATGGCCGCCGCCGCGCCCGCCCGGCGCAATCTGCTGGCGCGCATTCACATCGCGCGCAAGG